TATCCATTCGGCTTTTCTTTTTTTGCTACAATAGGATGGTTAAAGTTCACTTTCAGGCTTTCTACAATAGTTTCTAATTTTCGTTTACTTAAATTGAAACGTCTTTGTAAGACTCTGGCTTGAATTGGCGTTTCAAATGATGCACTTTGTAGGATTGTGTTTAGCACCTGTGTTTCTAATAATGTCATTTCTCTAGAAACTGCCATTTTTATCTCCTTTGC